GATTCTAATGGTTCCCCCGTTAATCCATAAATAGTAAAGAGAAAGTCATACTTCTTATTCAACTCAGCAATCACCTCACCAATTAATTGAAGGTCCTTCCAGTGGGACGCGGCCCCCATGTACCCGATCTTTAGCGTATCTGCATTGTCGTGTGGACGTTCTAGATATTCATCAAACGGAATCCCATTAGGACAGAAGAACCCGTCTTTCTTGAAGTGTTTTCTAAACTTCTTTAGGAGGACATGGGAAGGGGAAATCACCGCATCGGCTACGTTGATCATGCCTTCGTATTGATCTTTGTGGGCATTTGAGACAAGAACTGAAGGATTATCATCAGCTACTGACCAAAAATCATCATCCATGTCATACAATACGCGCTTACCGCGTTTTTTGTAGTCCTCCATGAACTTAATTGGAGTGTACTGAGTAGGGTATGACCTACCAAAAATGACCACATCTGGCCATTCCATAAGTTCTTCAGGTATTTCATTACCAATTGCTACTTGCTTTACCGCATGACCACGTTTGCCCAGCGCTAAAGATGGAGATTCGCACCGATGGGACCAGATACCTGACATAAATGCCATCTGGCTATCGAGCATAAATAAAATTTTCATTTCACTTTTCTTAGAAATTCTATTAATTTAGTCTGCTCTCTTTGCCTTCCTTGGTTTTCAGATAAAGATTTACGACCCTGTTTAAGAAATTCTTCTGAACCACCCTCAAGAAGATTAGCCGTGGTATATTCCTCCATCAGTTTGTCTACCTCATTTAAGTAAAGGTAACGACTGATGAGTGCCCTTCTCGCTCTAAAGCGATTGAATTTTTGTATTAGATTTTCAAACATAAATTTAAGTTAGTTGTGCCCAGTATGTGCCACTCCCCATACTGAGAAGAGAGTAGCACACAACCAATTCGGTTTAATAGAATCCTGCACCGATTGGCATATTGATTCCTCGTGAGCGGTTCTTGGTGAACACGCTAGAACCATATACCGTCCAGGTAATGAAGTTAGAACCAATCATATCGTCCTTCTTGCGAATTTCGAGAGCTGGTTCAGCCAACATTACTACATCAATGGTGTTTTTCTTACCAAAGTAGACAGATAGACCAGTAGTTGCTGAAAGTCCAGTAGCGGTAACGCCTCCTGCACCTGGTGCAATAGCAGTCATCTTACCTGATGGCAAGTTGTTTGAGATGTACACTTGGAAGCCCATGAAGTCTCCAGCGTAGCCATTTCGCAAGGTTGCGTCAGCTACGTTGAAGCCCACGTTTGCAGCCTTGATCTCGATGTCGGCAGCAATCTTTGGGGTTACAACAGCGCACCAGTCACCTGTCTCTTCAACATTTCGGTTACGAAGCACCTTACGGGCTCCAGCGAAGATGTTGATGATGTTGGCGGTACCTGCAGATACTGGCTTGGCATTTGTTCCGCCAAGAATATCAGCATCGTCTGCTGCAACGAAACCATCTGCACCAGTAACGTTTGCAAAAACGTGCTGGTCGATGACATCCTTGAGCTGGTAGGCAGCCTCAGTAGCTAGTTCACGAGCTTGGTCTACATTCACTGTGAGTGATCGTGGATCATCCACATAGAATGTAACGTGCTTGTACGTTGATACTACAAGAGTATCGAACGCCCAGTCTTGAGCAGTCGCTGTGATGGTAGTACCTGGTGTATAGGTCTGTGCTGAAAGATCACCAAATCTTGGTACGTGTACCGTGTCACCGTATTTAACGGTTTCAGATAGACGTAGGCTGGCAACCTCCATAGCAACAAGACTCTTGTACAACGGTACCTGCACCATAGATGACCATATCTCTGGCTGGATGGCACTTACATCGTTAGTGATAACTTGAGTCATTGATAATTATTATCCTGATATCTTTTTCCCGATATCAACTCGATCTGTTTTTGGACGAGGGGATTTATACAAACCTGCTTCCGTTAAAATCTTTTCTTTCTCTGCTGCGGTAGCGTTTCTCAACCGTTGCTGCAAAGTTTGTGGCTCGTCCTCAACAACCTGAGTTGCGTTCGGACGAAGAGCTGCTTCTTTCTCTAAACGAGTCCGATAGGCTTCATCCCAGAGTTGGAAGTCTTCACTCTCCCTAATGTCCTTGAGTGGTTTGCCCGACAAACGATGCTGTTCAGCAAGGTAAGCTTTCTCTCTCTGGTCAAGGCCGTCAAGAGACGTACTGATGTCGATAAATTCTTCAACAGTACGGGCTGCTTCTTCTACTTGTCCCCCAGTTATAGACTGATTGAGCTTTTTTTCTAAAGCTCTTCTTTCAGCCTCGGCTTTTTCGAACTTATCTCTGAACCGCTCCTTTTGAGCAAGTGCAGATTGTAGTTCTTTGTTGTCTGTAGGAGTAGACTCTTCTACCCCCTCTTCAACAACTTCCTCAGTAGACTCTGGCTCTACTACTTCCGATTCGTTTTGTGGAGTGTCGTTCTCCTTTTCTTCTGGATTCATTTTGAATAGTTTAGTCTATTATTCATTTTTACGGGTTTAGTCCCTTGTACGTGAAAATTATATCACGTGTATTGTGACTTACTTTTTGTTTGTGGAGTTTTGTCCTTTAACATAAAAGACATCACCCGAGTTAACGTCTTGACAGCGTGTTGTCTCCCGACCGTATCTTCCCAAGATGTACACTTGGTCACATCTTTGAGATCCTCCATTTCTTCGTGATACAGCTCTAATAACGCTTCACCGTAGGCTGTCTTTGACAGTTGCTGTAAAAGCATTTGATGCTTTTCTGAAATCATAATGTTTGCATTTGTGGACCTGGGATTTGTTGTCCAAGGGCTGGGGCGGAAACTCCACCACCTGCTCTACCTCGAGCATTTACTTGTTCTTCAGGCGAAGCTACAGTACTTGGAGTGGCAGGAATTGAGTCCAAGTAATCATTCATATTTATACCACCGTCTTCGCCCATCGTGTAGAGGAACTTGCGCTTGATCGGATCTTCTAAGACAGTTGGGTCGGCAGTAATGGCTTGGAGAATGGCAAACAAAGTAGCTGAACGGACTCGGGTATCAATGCTTTCTCCAGTAATATCAATCTCCACATCGTATTTAATATCTTTGTAGAACGACACGGGAACCGTAAGTAACTTTTCGTTGCCCTGCTTGATTGATTCCTGGACGGCAAGACCAATGGCTTCTTTCTCCTCTTCCGTTACAAAGACACCTCCAACTGCAAGGCGGATCACTTCTGTAAAGACAAATTCATTTCTGACCAGTTCCACATATTTATCTAAATCTTGACCAACTAAACGAAGGTGATGCTCGGTAGACATCTCTTTAGAGAACTGCGGGATGATTACTTTGTAGAGCATTTCCTTTACCCGCATCGCGACGTTCTCTTGAATCCCTTCAAAGTAAGAGAGGGTTTGTGAGACTGCGAGTTCAGCTGAACCGAGAGGCGTTCCTGCGGGGAGTCGTTCACCCTGGACCACATCGTATGAAAACGTCAGTTCGTCTCGGTTCCGCATCCACTTGTTCTCGTCTTGATTAAAGAAGGCGAGGTTACGGTCACTCATGTCAATCTGAGTAATCTCGGAGTCAACGTTTATGATCTCACCGTTACGGACATCTGAGAGAAGGTTACGGTTGATCCCCGCATCCCTGGTTTGGAAGACACGAAGGGCTGCCCAGTAGGAGGTCTTGGCTTGCAGGTTAGAGAGTTCATTCTGTCTAATTTGTGGTTCAAACAGAGCTTCAACGACACCAATTCCTAACCACCGACCCGCAGTCTTTTCAGCATGAAATTCCCAGTAGGTATTGGTTAATTTCTCAGGTGAAAATTCTTCGTTACTGAGTTCGACTCCTGCGTGATGGACTTGAATACGACCGTAGTTGTCTAACTCATCAACCCCCACGTCAGCAATGTACACCCGACGGTAGCTCCAGTTATTTTCATCTGTATCGGGGGTCATGTTCAATTCCCCGTATCGTTCATACACCCGAATATGAGAGTGGTCCTTCATCTTGCGAAACTCAGCAATAGTTTCTTCCACCTTAGCTTCTGGCCACTTCATTTCTTTAGCGACTCTACGGAACTGAGGAATGGTGTAGTTGTATTTTTCAATTATGTAACTGGCTGACTCAAGGTCTTCTGCAGATGGATCGACAATAAAGTTACGAAGGTCTACAAAGTACGGTGTCCCGTTAACGATCTTGAGAACGACTGTGCCGTAAATTGGCAGTTCTTTGAAAATACGATTGAGGACTTGACCAAATTGTTTGTCCCGCATCCAGAACTTCAAGTCCCGTTCCATGAACCAGGTCTTTAAGGGGTCACCACCACCGACAGTGAGGAGACGAATATTCTTGGTATCAAAATCAATCGCTTTAGAGAACACCTTACACGGGTTCTTTACAATATTTAAAAAGTATTTGCGATCACCCTCATCGTCAATTGGTCCCGTTTCAAACTTAGAGTTGTAATAGAAGTGGATGGTTCTAATCGTCTCGTACTGTGAGAAACGAAGACCAGGCACGACTTGAATATCTCTCGTTTTGAAAGACTCAAGTTCGTGATTAATTTGACGTAAGGTGGTAACACTCATTTTAACGAATTAAATGTCGTTGTTTTCTCACGGGTATATCTGGATCAAACTCTGGATGAAGTTCTGGAGCTGCTCCAGTGGCGAGGAAATCAACTTTTTCTTCTTTTTTAGCAACCACGTTCTTGGTTACTGTTTTGGTAGTTTTTTTCTTTGTTGGCATACGCAAATATTATACCATTTAGGCATATTGGAATCGTTTTCGATAGACGGGTGCAGCTTTCGCAGCTTCTACTCGTTCCACGCGCTCGGGGCTAAAGTCCCAGTAGGCAAGGAGGGTACTCATCACATCATCATCGTGAAATCCTCTGGCTGCTCCTGCGCCTTGCTTGGTAGCTTCGTTACTCCACATGAACGATTTCATTTCTTCAATAGTTTTGTGATCATATATTTTTGGTATCTCCTGCCGTAGTAATTTTTGAAAGTGATCAATTAACTGACTTTTAGTTTCCCAACTAGTACGGAAGCCTAACTTCTCCGTTTCAATATCGGTCTTGTATTCCAGTTGCCGTCTACGGTAGACTCGTAAATCCCGTATCTCTCTTATCAACGCAGTCCCCGATGAATTACTTTCAGGAACAATCAGGGGCTTGCCATATTTGTAGTACAAAAACTTCACCCGATCAGCTAACGCTTGTATGGGGACTTTGCCATTGAACTTAGCGACCTTCCTACCTTCACTACTAACCACTGAAATAGAGGCAGGGTCGGTGACTCCTTCACTAGGGTCTACTCCAATTCGATACTCCAAGCCAGAGCGAGGTTGTTCATAAATTTCACAGCCTTCCTCATTAGCAATTGGTTGCTTCCGCAGGGCTTCTAACTTTTGAATGTGTTCTTTGGCAAACACTGTCCCCTTCAGTAATACATCAGTTGACCATTCACCCAACACAAACCGTCTGACATACTCATCGTTCATCGATAGTTGTTTACGAATGTAGTCCCCTGGCAAGTGGGGGTTATAGAGCATCGAAGTTTCGTACAACGTAGAGTGACTATGGGGATCATCTTTCCACCCGTCACCAACCCACATCTGTTTTAATTTAAATTGGTGGTAGGCCCAGAAGTTTGCAGGGTTGCAGTCCATGTTCCCCTGACGAAACGGTATATCGGTCCGACGAAGACGACTGTTGAGGACTTCAAACACTTCGTACTCCACCTCTTCCAACTGATCAATAAAGTAGGCACCTAAGTTGAGTGACTTTAATTTCTGTTGGGCCTTCTTTATGTCAGCTATACCACCTGACTGCATGGCATCTAACCCAAATAGAATGATCTGCGAACCATTTGAAAAATTTATTAACCCATCCTTGACTCGATGTTCATACCAACTAGGAGGCATGAGATCAAAGAGTTCAGGTAGTACCGCACGATCAATGTCTGAGAGTGTCTTTCTCCCCAGGAGCACACGGTTACCAGGAAAACATTTACACAACAGTATTAATTTAATATACAAAGCTAAAGACTTCCCTGAACCAAAGCCTCCAGAGTTTAAACAAAAATCAGATGAAAAGTCAGATATAAAATTAGCTTGCGTGGGAATGTACCGTAGGGCGATATCCTCTAAGGTAACTGTTTCTCCTAAATACTCATACTCATCATCCCACCCACTCTTGCGGGCTACTTCAACAAACTCCTCCGTGGTGTAGTTGAATTTAAACTTCTTCCCCTTCAACTCTATCTCCCCGACCTTCTTCCCTTCCAATATCTGTTTACCTAACTTCTCCCAAACAGTCTCATAGTAAGCCATTACTTTCTTCGTCTATCCTTAGCTGCTTTTCGTGCTTCTTGTTCGTATCGTTGTACACGATTCCAGTATGCGTTGCCTGTATCAAGTGTCTTTTTCTTTGTTCCTTTCTTGATTACCTTCTTCGCTCCTGCCTTCCCCGCAGCCTTCATCACTCCTCTCCCAGCTAATCGAGTAACAGCTAGTCCCCCACCAAACACCATGGCAGCGTTAGGCAATTGTTTCACCACTTGTCCAGGAAGTTTCTTAGCTCTCTTCTTTACTCCTTGTATACCTCTTCTTGCATTAAACTTTGGCATGTCCTTTATAAATTATGCACAATGGGTGCCTTCTAATTGTTTTATTATATCACTGTCCTTTATGTCGTTTATATGAGTTGAATTTTAGTATGTGTGATGTATCAATAAGTCAATATTCAGTATGTGTAGTACAACAATATCTATAATTCTACTCGCTACAAAACTTGTCTACCTCCCCCCCGTTAGTTTAATGTCGCACAATAATTGTTGTGCGACCTATTGTTAAATAGAGCCATGAAATGGCTACTATTTTAGTATGTCGCAAATAATTACACTCGACATTATATAGGGGATTGTAAGTTAGTCAGAGCGTGTGTGTCTAGGATTTTAACCTTTTGTAGCTTTCTTCTAGTACCTTTTGGCTACCTTTTAGTAGTATTTGTAGCTTTTTGTAACTATATCTATCTCTATCTATACATTAGAAGACCTTAGGGACAATAAGAAAAGACCTTAGAAAACACCGCTTAACAATTAATGAGGGCTATAGTGTTGAATATTGTGTTTTTTTCAAACATTTGTCCGTTATTCCAATGCACTGCACGGGACGATCGGCACGGCTGGTCTCACACCGTGCCCAACACCTTTACCACCTCTATTATACCACCACGTTATGAGTTATCCACATGTAGTGGAGTTATACTATTGACGTGATATATGTATCTGATAGTATAACTATGATCGTAATTAGATCAATAACAAATAACAATATGCAAAAAGTATACAACATGGGAAAGATCGATCTCTTGAACACAATTAAGATCAATCTACCTTCAAGACGTAAGCCAATAAAAGGCATAAGTCACACAAAGCCATTAAAAAGATCAATTAAGAAGCCAAAAAAATAAATATGAAAAAATACCAACGTATTGAGCCACTACTTATGAAAGCATGGGAAAGGGCCACTGTTGCAAACGATAACCATGCTATGAGTAATTTGCGTATCATTGCACTAAAAAGACCAAATGTACCGCAACACATGAAAGTTTGGCTTAGTAACTATATTAATTAAAAGATTAACAAAATAAATATGAATCGACAGCTTAACAACTGGCTCGATCAAGTCGAGGGATTACCAGAAAATACAACAAATGACAATCTTATAAAAGAGTTAATCCGACAAGGCTACGAAACAAATTTACACCGTGATGATAAGACGAAAAAATTTTTCGTGGGCTGGTCGAAAATTAAAAAGCCAAAAAAATAAATATGGAAACAATCATAAAAGAGTACAAAGTATATTCATTTGATGAGTTATCAGATGAGGCCAAACAAAAAGCAATAGAAAATAACTATGCGATCAACGTTGAGTATGATTGGTGGGATTCAGTCTACTATGATGCGAAAGAGATTGGATTGAAACTTACGTCGTTTGACCTTGACCGTAACCGACACGCTGAAGGTGAATTTATCAACACGGCTGAAGATGTGGCGCGGGCAATTATAGAAAATCATGGGAAACAATGTGAAACGTACAAGACAGCTAAAGACTATCTAGCAGAATACAAAAAGATTGAACCGCTATACTTGAATGATGATCCGTCGTTTGATGA